GTAAAAAGCACCGCCAGTTTCATTATGGTCGTATGACTTATACGCGTGACCACCGTGCCAACCCGTGATGTTCGGTGCACCACTTTCGAGATAAGTGCCGACCTCATTCGCGTTATTGGCTCCCATCACTGTGCGATTGCGCCAATCGGGTAGCTTGAAGGTCGTGGAACCATCGCCGGCGCCCCAAGCCGTACCAATTGCCGCAAAAAGCTTGGCATACGTAGTGCGGCTGATCGTGCCCCCATTGCAGGCCATAAAACCCGATGGGACAGTCTTGCCCGCATATGGAAAGGCCACCCCAGATGGGATGGCCGAACCGAGACCTGCCTCAAAAAGTGCTCGCACCCACGCGGTCGTCGCAATCGAGTTGTCGTCACTGCTCGTAACTGGTGCTGGAGCACGCGTAGAAAACCGATTTTCAGCTTTGTTGTAGCGAAGCTCGATGTATTCTCTAGCTGTCGATCCTTCCGAGTTGTTTGACGCCCAAAGCCTTACGTAGGTATCTCCTGAGTTATGCGCACAAAGTTCAAGTTCGGAGAAGGTATTTGCGACAATCGTTGAACCAGTACCGCCGATCAGGCGCAATAAAAGGCTTTGCGATTCTGTTGGAGCTTCACCTTTAGCAATATCGATGTTCTTGTAAAGTTGTCGAACGGCGTGCCCTGAAATTTGAATGTTGTCTGAAAAATTCTTAATGCCTGCAACACTTTCAGCCCCCGTTCGATGGACCACTTGATCGTCTCGCGCCAGGATGTACCAAGGATTCCAAACCTCGCCACTTTTTGTGCGGTAGTAAAACGAAGATCCCAATGGTGCCACTTGTAGCCCGCTAGTCCCCGTTCCCCATCGTCGAATCATGTTCAGCAAAATGCCGGTCATCGACGCGCTACCTGTCGGAGTATTCTGACCATTAGTCAAGGAGACGGTATAAAACCCGGTCTGATTCCAATCATTAAGGTTTGAAGAATCAAAAATTTCGGCCTCACTGCCGGAAGGCGAAGTGTTTAAACCACAACCCAAACCCCAAAGTGATCCACCAAACTTGCGAGCAAAACTTGCTACGGCAATTTCGTCCCCTGTTGCCGAATCAGATGTGATTGGAGCGTATGAAACCGGATCTCCAGACGTAGTGAAGCCGACTTGTAAGATCGCTGTTTGCTCAGAGTTCTGCTCGTTTTTTACGCAACTCAATTGCATCCGGCTAGAGCCATCGGTGGTCACCCGAAGTTGGACAATCCCCAGACGATTGGTGCGGTAGTTTGAGAAAGCTTCTCCGTCGTAAAAATCGATGTGGCTGAATACGCTCGTGTCAGGGGCTTCGCCCTTCTTCAAATCAGGATTACTAATCGAACAAATGCCTCCGGTGGAGTTGAATCCAGTGGCAACGACTGAGCTTGAGAAAGTAGCCCGACCCGTGACTTTCAGTAACCCGCCGATGGTGGCATCACCGTTTGCCTGGAGCGCTTCCAGAGTCGTCTTACCGTGGACAACCAGGTTTCCGGAAACATCTCCGTTGCCATTAAGGTCAAGCTCTGTCGCCGTGACCTTTTTGGCAGAGACAGCCTGCAAAGTGGTTGCGCCATTGACCTTCAGCGTGCCACTGGCCGAAATGTTCGTCGCATTGACGGCGGCCAAAGTGCTCGTTCCGGTCGCCGTGATGCTCGTGACATTCAAACCACCTTGCGCATTCAAGGATCCCTTGATGGTGACAGCTCCGCCCACCACAAAAGTCCCGGACACATCACCATTGCCATTGATGTCGAGATTCGTGCCAGTGACCTTGCCAAAGCTCACGTCGCCAAAGCGAGTCGCTGCGGTCAACCCCTGATCAACCGACTCCGGTGCGTTGCCGGACCCCGTCCGGATCAGCTTGCCGGCCACCTGATCAGCCATCAGTTGCTTGTATGTCTGATCAGCAACAGCCACCTTGTCGGACGGCATAGCGTCCGTTGACATAAGTTCGGACGAAAAAAAAGCGCGTTCAGCCGCGCTGTAGTAGTAAGCCATATCTATACCTCGTCAGTAGCCGAGAGCCATCCAGTAGCTCGAAACACCACCGTTACCGTTGTGCTTGAAGGCTGCGTTTCCTCGCTTGAGTGTCGAAAGCGCAAAGGTCGGTGCAAAGTTCCCTTTCGCTTCAGCGACCGCAAAAACAGCCTTGCTCGGGAAGGCCACCGGGAAAGCAATCACGCTGTTTCCGTTCGATGCCAGCGTCGCCTGTCCCCACTGCAGAATCAGGCCGTTCGGAAGCTTCTGCATCCCCCAATCACCGTGCGCCTTCAAAAAAGCAGCCAGAAGGTTTGCCGGAGTCAAAGCCTTGGTCTGATCCTTGCCGGCCGCCACTTCGGAGGATGTCGCAATGCGAATCAGACCGGTGCGCCCGGTCGTAGCTGTGCGGGCAGAAAGGGACGCGCACGTGACGACACGTGTGGCATCCGTGCCCGTGATGGTCTCTTCGTTCGTCGCCAGCTCGACCACACCCAACGTCGACGTCGTCGCCGGAGGGTTCAGAAGGTTGGCGTCACCAAAAATGACCTGGTCGGCGCTGAAGTCTGTAACCGCAATGTCGATGGCCAGCATCGAAATGGCCATCGCTGACTTTTGCAAAATCGGCGTGTTCTGCGAGTAGACCGCAAAGAGAGTTCCTTTGTCGGTATAAAGGCCGACTTCGTAGACCGTGTAGGCATCCTGAGTCGAGTCATTAACTGTGCAGTGGATGATGTTGTCGGCCACTGCACCGCCGGCGACCGTTGTCAGTCGCTTGAACTCGGCCTGCAGCTGAGTCTGCTCAGGTGTGGCCGTGTACTGACCGGTGCCATAGCCAACTTCAGTAATCAAGACGGCATCTGTGCCGGCTTGCGACGCGGCCACTACCTCATCGAGGCCGGCCTGCGTGATGACCATTTTGAGTTCGTTTGCAGTATCGGGCATCGTTTAGTCTCCCAATGGCTGAATCTGAGGGGCTTCAGACTCCGAACCACCCTCAAGTTCTTCGACTCGTGCCGTCAGCTCGGCAATCGTCTCGTTCAAAGCATCAATCACGGTCTTTAAAGTGGCCGGCGTCACAAACTTGCTTGTCGACGTGCCGACAGAAACCTCTTCGGCACTTGCCGCGCGGTCATCCACGGCCGCCTTCATAGTGGCCGGAGAAACTGCTGTCGTGGCATCTGTCCCGGCTCGTGCTTCGTCCGGAGTCGCCAGGCGCACGGTTCCTCGCTGCTCTTCAGTCGCAGAAGCAAAAGCATTGTCGAAAGCCGCCTTGACGGTGGCCGGCGTCATCGCCTTTGTCGCATCAGTCCCGGCTTTCGCTTCGGTTTCTGTGGCAAGCTCCACGAGTCCTTTTTTGCCGGTGCCGGCCTCAATGGCCAGAACCGACTTCGGAGTCAGGAAAGTCGTCGTAGACGAACCACCTGCGGCCACTTCGTCGCTCGCAGCCCGGGCATCCACCGCAGCCTTCAAAGCCGCTGGCGTGACAGCTTTTTCGGCGTCCGTACCGGTCTTAGCCTCGTCTGCCGTGGCCGTTTTGATCAAGCCTGCACGCGTATCCGTCGCCAGAAGCTTTGCAAGAGCCGACGGCGTCACAGCGCGCTGCGAGTCCGTGCCAGCAAGCGTCTCGGCTTCCGTGGCCAGCTCGCAAATGCCGGCGTTCTCAGTTGTGGCCGCTGCAAAGCTGTACGTCATGCCTTCAAAAGAGATCGATGCCGAGTCGATGCCGTCAAACTTGACGTCAACCGACAGCAGAGCTTGCGACGTCGAGACCTTCTGAAGGATCACCGACTGCTGCGAAGTCACTGCAAAGAGCGTGCCGTCAGCCAGATACAGACCGAACTCGTAGACCGCGTAGGAATCTTCGGAGTCGTCTCGAATTGCCACATGGATGGTGTTGTCTCCGGTATCCCCACCCTCGATCACATCGATCTGCTTGAACTCGGCCTGCAAAGCGGTCTGAGTCTTGCTTGGCGTGTAGCGTCCGGATCCCAGCCCGATCTTTGTGATCTGGACGGCTGCCGTACCCGTGGCCTCGCCGTTGACAATCGCCGCCAGGCCGGCGTTTGTAATAATGATTTGCATATAACCTCTTATGAAGCTGTAGCCACAAGGCAGCGCGACACAATGGCTCGCGCACCAGCGGCAAGGCCGATGACTCCATCGGCATCAAGAGAAGTGATTGACTCGGAGCGGATCCGTGCAAAAGCGACCGGTCGAAGGTAGGCACACATGCCCAAACCGCCGCCGACCTGCTGCTGAATCACGAACGTGTAGTGGCTGCGGACAGGCTTGGCGTCATCGATGAGTCGGATCAAATCCTCTTGCATCTCAGCGTCAAGCACGCCCTCGATCTTCCCGAGGGTCGCATAGATCGTGAAAGTGTGCGGCGTACCCTTCGGATCCGTCTCCCACCACTCCTTAATCGTGGCGGCGGACTGAATCGAAGCCAGCGCGTCGCGCACTGCCCTGACCGTTCCCTTTTTGCGCTTTTCCGTGACCACGTTCTTGACCACCGAGCGTTTGAGCTCGATCGGCCAAGAGTCACGCCAGACCGACGCATCCCACGCGTAAGCAAGATGGTCAAGCTGCTCACTCGAGAGTCCGTCGATGCTCACGTAGATGCTCGGAAGATCCAGCGCAGCCGTCACCTCTTGAAGCAAAGGATCAAGCGCCTTGCCTGCGCTACTTACCGACTTGTCTCGCTTAATCGAATCAGGGACAAGGTCTAGCAGCGAGGTCTGATCGAGGGTCTTACTCATCTTTATAGCCCTCATATACCACGTTAACCTTCGTGCACTGCGCCACCTGCATCGCCTCGAGCTTCTTCCAGGTGGCAGGCTTTAGCTTCGAGTTGTCGACTCGTGAAGCACCGGCAGCAAAGACCAGCTGCAAGAGCTTGCCGGGCGTGATGTCCCTGCCGATCTTCGTTTGCTGCCAGAGGCGATACTGCTCAACAGCAGCCTCGACATCGGCCTGGATCTGAGCGGCCTTGCTCGAATCCTCTTGATTGATCCAGTAGTGCAGCTCGATCTCATAATTCGAGGCTGTCGGCGCCTTGACCACCACGTAGTCGGTCAGCGGTCGAATGTTTTCGTCGGAAAGATGTTCTTCGATCTGCTCAAGCGTGTCTTCGGTCGGAAGCGTGCCATCGGTCAGCAGGACATAAACATCGACTTCGCCTGGAGTCGGCGAGTCAACTTTGACGTCAATGATCGCCGGCGACACACTCTTTGCGTGATAGACGTAGGCCTTTTCAGGACCGGCCACCGAAAAAGAGTTCGGCGCCAAGCGGATTCGATCGGCAAAGTCCGGATCGCTTTCAGCATCCGCACCACCCGTCGTGATCGTGGTGTTCTGCGCACCGGACACAAAAGTCATCGGCGTCACGATCGTGCTGATCTGCCCTGCGAGGTAGTCATTGCCGACAGGCCCGGCCACCGTGCAAGATGCCGAGACTTCGCCCGTCGTCTCACCGATTGGAATCAGAAGATCTTCATCGGTCTCGAAAGTCACGACCCCATTTGTGACCTGCGTCCCTGCCGGAATCGTGTAGACGGATCCGAGGGCCTGAGAAAGCGTGAACTCGATCGTCGTCACAGCCTTACTTTCAGCCATGCGCTCTACGGCCAAGAGCTGACCGAGAGCGTCAAGGTATCCGCCTTGCGCGTAACTCAAGAGGTTCTGCTGTGCCGCAAGATTGATAGCCGTGCGCTGCTGAATGATGACGTCGGCAATGGAGAGTAAAAAAAGGCGGCGGGGATCACCCGCCGCTAGTGTGTCTCCACTGGCTTTTTCAAAGCCTGTGATGATCTGAGATCGGATCGTCTCCGCGTCCGTCTCAAGGAAGTTGACCGGGGCCAACCCCCACCGTGGAATCGTCTCTGCCATAAGGCTATTCTCCAATCGAAACCGTTATAACCGGCTTCAAAACGCCGTCCAAAGAGTCTTCTTGTGAGCCGTTAAAAGTCACTGATTCGACCTTTGCTCGCGGCTCATACGTCTCAACTGCGTCCACAATTTCCGATCGCATCAGCATCTGAGCCACGGCAATCGGCTGGTCGACGTAGTCCCACGAAATGCCGAAGTCACGATCCAAAGGCACCGTTCCTTTGCGCGTGCCGATGATCGTCCGGACGTTTTGAAGGATCTCGACAACTTCGGTTTCCGGATCGAAATTCACTTCGGATCCCAAACTAACGACGTAGTTCATGCCGCCTCCTTCAGCGTCACAGACACCTCGCAAAAGACGCACTGGCCGAAGTTGTTGTGGTGCTTTCTGCTCTCCGACATCGACTCAATGACAAACCGCCCTAAGTAGTCGGATCCGATCAAGAGCCGTTGCGGCTCGTGTGTCTCCATGACCTTCTGCAAAGCCTTGAGCGCGATCGGAGGCGATAAGCCAAGCGCTGCCGCCAGCTGCATCGAAAAAGTCACTTGCAGCAGTTGCGGTCCGATGTACTCAAGCTTCGGCTTCTGGCCGATAACTTCATGCGTCGCCCATCGATCTGTCCGCTCGACCTGCAGGTCTTTAAAAGTCAGCGCCAGGCTGGCGCTACACACAAAAGGGATCGTCCCCAAAAGTCCTAAAGCACTTGCCATGCCGCCCTCACTTCATCGCGTCACGAACTGCTTTGACGGCCTTTGCGATCACAAAAACCGCTGCGCCGTATGCGATCCCATAGATAGGGAGTGCCATCAAAAACGGAAGTTCTTTGACCATCTGCAATGACTCCGCTAAATCCCGTACAATTCCCATATCAACTCCAGTTCAGTTGATAAAAAAGCCCCGCAGATCGCCGAAATCTGCGGGGCTTGCTTTTTCGAATCGAATTTTCAGTGTGGACCAGTTGTCTCACCATGAGGTGCCGTATGAGTGTGGCTTTTGAGGCTGATGCCGCTTGCCACCACGTCTTCGGTTGCCGTCAGCGTACCGTTGAGCTGGATGTTGCAGTTGGCCACAACACCACCGCCGCCGGTCACCGTAAAGCCGCCTTGGCCAGTGATCAGACCGGCAACTGTGATGTTCCCTGTGAAGTAAGTGTTCGGTGAGTCAATCGTTACCGATTCAGAAGCCCGCACTAAAGCCGTTTTGCAGAACACCGAAGCCGACTCCGGCACCGTAATCGATCCTGTCTTTTGATCAAAAACGATCACCGTACCTGCAATCGTCACCGTCAGCGTGTGCGAAGCGCGGTCGTAGCAAATGCGCGTGCCGTCTTTGAAGACCACCGTGCGGCGATCGGCCGTTGTCTCTGGAGGCTCAACATCACCGGCGTAAAAAGAGCCGATGATCACACCATCCTCAAAACCGTCGCCACGAAAAAGACACAGCACATCCTCTCCGACGTCAACCATCTGATAGTCACGATTACCAAAAGAGTTGCGCTGCATGATGGGCAAGTCGTAGCTCACCATCGAGTTCTCATCATCGAAGATAACTCGAGCCGTGCATCTTGCCGGATCAATCGAGCTGACTTCGCCGATCTTGAAGTTGTCAAACTGCATCAGTATTCCCTGTTGACACGTCGTATTTGAAGACTCGTCGTGTAGCCGCTCCCGCTCACATCGTGAGAAGATGACTCGATGATGAAGTTGCCATCAAAGCTTCCAAAACCCGCGCAGGCGATTACGCATCCGGACAAGAGCGACGGATCGCCAATCACCGTCAAGCTTCCGGTAACGCGCCGCAGGTTGACTTTGCGAAGCGTCGCCTTGGCCAGACGTTCGGCTTCAGCCTTTGAAGTAACGCGCTTACGCACGCGGTACTCCTGCCCGGAAGCATCTACGGTCGGATCCGTATAGCTGAAGTAGTTAACTGCAGGGTTCTTTTGAGCCCGGTAGTCAGGCGTTCGAAGCTTTTCAAGTTCTTCGTCGACCGTGCCGGGCTTCTCAGGCGTCTTGGAGAAGTCGTAGCCACCGGCCGAGTCCTTCGACTTCTTCTTCATGTCGCGCCAGGCCACCACACAAGTCCGATAAGTCTCGGATTGCTGCGAGCTGAAAGACCACGAAAGCACATCCGAAACGCCCAGCGTGATCGTCTTGATCGGTTCCTTTGTCTCGTAAGACCGTTGATCGAAGATCACGATCTTCTGGTCCGTGACTTTGATCGAAAAGCCTTCGTCTTCGCAAAGTCGCTGAAGAAAAGCCAAATTGCTCTCCTCTTTTTGATCTCTGCGGTCATACTGCGGGTCCTCTTCGACATCAAAAAAGAGTTGCAGGCCATTTTCGGCCGCGATCTCTTCCGCGATACCTCGGAGCGTTCTGGATTCCCAAGCCTTGGTAATCGCCTTGCGTCGAATAGGCTGATTCAAAGGCGTCGACACGGCCTGCATCTCAAAAGTACGAGGCGCACCCGACACACTCATGCTGTCCACATAAAAGCGGCCGCAATGCAGTTCGTCTGCGCCCGTTGATAGGTAGGCATCGACCACTTCTCCGCCATCAGGCTTCCATGTCGCCGCCCACTTTCCCGTCTCATCTTTCAGGGTCAGGCGAAGCTCATCAGCCTCGCCCGTCTCTTTGTCTGAAAAAGTGAAAGACAACAAATCGGGCAGAACGCTTTGCGAGACATCCTGCCCGGCAGCCGTGAAAAGCAGCCGCAATTTCGTCTGAAGCGGATTAGGCATTGCTGTTCCTCTTCCAGGGCGGCAGATTCTTCTCAAAGTCGCTCGAAGTCGTGTCGATTTCCGGCACATTCAAGACGACACCATCCGAAAAAAAGACCACCTTGCGGTGGTCCAGATTGGCGGCGATCAAGCGGTCCATGAAAAGCTCGGATCCGTAAACATTCTTGGAAATGATGTCCCAAGTGTCTTGAGACTTGGTTGTGTACGTTCCCACTTTTCACCTCACACAAAAGAAAGCCGCTTCTGCTCGGTCATGAAGCGCTGCATATTGGCCCTGAATTTCTCATATCCGGACCCCAGACCTGTCTGTACCGCTCCGGCCACGTCCGAACCGCCCCCTTGGATATTGATCACGGGCGCAAAGTTGATCACTGTTCCGCCCGCGCCTTCTCCACCAGCAACAGGCATCGGCTGAAGCATCGTCGAAAGCTGAGACAGCGGGATGACCGCTTCGGCCTCACCCGCCTCTGCAATGGTCGCTAAGGTCGGCTTCGTCGCGATGCCGCCTTCAGCCAGCTGCGGAATCTTCGGCAGGCTCACACCGAACTTCTCGCCGCCCATACCGGGCACCCAACTGGGGACTTCGAAGGCCATTCCGTTGACCGAGTCGATCATGCGGTTGATGATCTCAATCACGGCATTGACAGGGCCTTTCATGATGGAAGCCAACGAATCGAAAGTGCTCGCAAAGAACCCCCGGATGGATGTCATCGCATTGCCCCAAGCGTCCGAAATGGCCTGTGCGACACTAATCGCCATCGCCTTGATCTCGTCCCAGTTTTTATACACGGCCACACCGGCTGCGACCAATGCACCAAGGAACATCAAGATCGGATTCGCCATCAGGAACTTCAAGGCTGCCCCCAATGCCTTGACCGCCATCGACAGGCCGCCCATCACCGCTGCAGACGTCTTTGACGCCACTGCCGCAGCGACGGCGCTCACTCGGTAGGTCACGAAAGCCTTTTGCGCCACCGTGATCCACTTTGCGACCGTCGTAGCAACCTGCAAAGCCCCCAGAGCTATACGGAAACCGATAAACGCCTTAGCGGCAAAAATGGCCGCCGAAGCGATTGAATCGAAATTGTCCAGGATGTACTTCGCGGCAGTGGTCACGCTCGTCAGAGCCGTGTTAGCCCACTGCGTCAACGTCGGAATGGCATCTACAAAGGCCTGTCCAAGCGCCTGAACCTGCGGCGAGATCGACGCGATGCTTGCCGAAATGCTCGGCATCTGATCGCGCAGAGCCGTAGCCGCTTCCTGCGAAGCCGGCAAAAGCAAGTCCGTGAACTGGCGAGCCACGACGGTGACTTGCGTGCCAAGTGTGGCCTGCATCGCGCTTGCCACGCTCTTCATGGTGCCGGACATCTTCGGCAGCTCGCCTTCGATCGCCAAGAAGCCATCAAGCGCCTTAGCCTCGAGGTCTTCAAACTGCGTGCCAAAAAGCGCCACGCCAGCGGCGTTACGCTTGACCGGGTCGTCGATCTCTTTGAGCCGCTTGACTACCTCGACAAAAGCAGCCTGCGCACGCTCTCCTCCCGCGGCGAACATTTGCGTCGCGATTTCGCCACTCAGTCCAAGCTCGGCAAACGCCTCCATGCTCGACTTCGAGCCGTCTTTTGCCCTGATGTTGAACTCTTTGATCGCATCACCGACCTTGTCGATCGAGAAAGCACCGTCTTCAGCGCCCTTCACCAAGTGCGCCGCAAACTGCTCGGCCGTGAAACCGAGCGCTTTGTATTGCACCGCATATTCGTTGAAGGTATCGAGCAAATCCCCGTTTTTATTCGCACCGTTCTGGGCCGCAAAAGCGATCAAATCAAAGGCCTTTTCGCCATCGATGCCGAAGTTTTTCACCAGCGCCGAAGATGCGCGAGCGGTCTCGGCGACGTCCATGTCGAAAGTCTTGCCGAGGAGCATTGCGCTCTTCGTGACGTCTTCAAGCTCTTTGCCATTGAATCCACCAGTCTGCCGCATCGTCGACATCGCTCGAGCGACTTCGTCATAGGACTCGCCCATGCCGGACTTATAAATGGCACGCGCAGACTGCTCCATCTGCGCCATTTGCTCTGCAGTAGCTCCGGTAGACGCCTGAATCTGCGCCATCGAGGCCTGAAAATCTGCTCCGGCCTTGAGCATTGCGCCGCCTGCGGCCATGCCGATACCGGCACCGGCACTAGTTGCGCCCGCAGCCACACCTCCCACCTTGTCTACGGCACCTGCAACCGCACCGAGCTTGTCTTGCCCGCTCGAAAGCTTGTCAATGCGCTTTTGGAGCTTTTCCTGAAGCTCCTGGGCCTTCACAGCGGCCTTTGTAGCGTCTTCAAACTCTTTCTGGCGCTTGACCAGAGCCGACAAAGATGTCTGCGAGGTGCCGTACTCCTTATCGAGCGCCGCCATCGCATCGCGGTTTTTGTCCAGACTGATCTTCGACTTGTCGAGTGCATCTTTGGCCTTTTTGAAGGCCTGCTCCATCTCTTTCGTCGGTTTTTCAGTCCGGCTGATCGCTCGGCCAAGCTCCGCAACACGCTCTCTCGCCTGCGCGTAGGCTTTTGCGCTTTCTCCGACCGCCTTACGAGCCTTTACCACTCCTGTGATCTCGGCAAAAGACGCATTCATGCGCTCCATGTGCGCCTGCAGGCCTTCAACCGTCTGACCGGCATCCTTAAAAGACTTCGTAAAGGTGCCGCTCTTTTTGGCCGCCAGATTGAATGCGATTTCGTACTGCTTTAATGCCATGTCAGCACCTAAAAATTACTGCGAATTTCGCTTGCTCTTTTGCTCTGCCGCGATCGCGTCAGCCCAAAGATTTATCTCTGTCAAAGGCACATCGGCCCACTGCAACGGACTGCTGAACGTAGCCAGACCGATGCGGACATACGCACGCTTCAGCCATGCGTCCGGATCAGAACTCTTCGGCAGTCCTAGAGCATCAAAAAATTGCTCACCTCCTGGGCAAGCTTGCAGTATTCCTTCGCCGGCATCTGCTCGACCCACTCATACGGCTTTTTTGCCGCACGAGCGGCGATAAACGCGCAAAAGTCGATGTCAGTCGTCGCGAGCGCAGAGAAATTGCCCTTGCGAGTCCACTCGCGCTTGACCGCCGAGATGTCAGTGCCTGTCAGGCTTTCCAGATCAAGCTCAACTTCTTTGTACTCAGTGCCTTCGAATGTGTAAGGAGTGCCAAAAACGAATTTCATGTCGTCCTCAAAAATAGGAACCCCGGAAAGCGGCTATGCCTTCCGGGGCGGTTGTTATGCCAAGCCCAAAGCCTTGCGGACTTCAGACAGGTAGTCGGTGCCATCGACCTTGTACAGGTAGTTGTACTTGTCAATTTCCACGACTTCCTTGCCGTCGATCACAAGCTTCAGGTAAGTGGTTTCGATGGTCGTCGAACTGCCGGTTGCCTGGCCCTTCGTGAAGGTGCCGAGGTTCGTCTCCTTCGTTTGACCCTCGATGTAAAGGCGCACCGGCACAATGGCCACTTCGCCTGCACCCGTGTCGTAGTGCTGGGTGGCACCGCGGATGTCAAGCGAATGCTTGCCGGGTGCAGCCAGTGAGGCGACCTTGTCCGTTACCGCGTTCCAGTTGATGACCGTCGTCATCGAGCCGACATGCCCCAGCACCACCGAATCGATTTCGCCTGCGAAACCCGCACCGGAAATCGTTTCGGTCATTGCCGTAATCGTGGGCGTCGTCACGTCTGCGATACCCATCATGTCCTGACTTTCGGAGTCGTAGACCCGGAAGTCATTCAATCTTTCAGGAATCTTCATAGGTCTTCACCCCCTCATTCAAAAAGCACGCTCTGGCCGTTCACGTCGTACTCCATGATGAACTCGATGTCACGAGCCGGAGACGGCGGACAGACAAACAGACGGAAGCGCAAGATGCCATCCATGAGATCGGTCGTGGGGTTGTCGCTTTCGCGGAACTCCAGTCGACCGGTCAGGATGTACTGACTTGCGGCAAGGCCGTTCAGCCACACGTTCACGCTTGCCACAATCGTGTCGATCAGGCGGCGATTGGTGGGCGCGTCGACCTTCTGCAAGTAGGTCGTAATGATCGTGTTCGCAATCCAGTTCATCATGCGACGGATGGGGATAAAGGCATCCTTTACGTCCGTCGTGCCCGGATAGCAAGCCGTTCGATTGCCCCAGAACTTCCAGCCCGAAACCTCGTTCAGAGCCGTGCAAACGCCCTGACCGTTGAGGTAGTTGGCCTGCGTCATGTCCATCCAAACTTCTGCACCGCTTGCGAGAACCGCAGCGGTCATCTGAAGGTTGTGGTTCGACGGCGAGACATACGGCGTATTGCCATTTTCGCCGTCAACCTGTCCCATCAGAGCCGGCAGCTGGCTGGACAAGTGGTAACGCGTACCGGACAGCGACACCATCGGCCAGCAGGCGATCTGATAGGCATCCGTGATGTTGTTCTGGCTCTTCCAAGCCGACACTCCCGTGTAATCCGTGACCGTGTCAGTCGGAACATCGATGACCGAAATGGCCTTGAATCGGCCGCTGATGTCGACGGACTTTGCAGCCATGACAGCCGCCACAGCCGGGTCACTGGAGTAGCCGGGTGCCGAAATCGTGCAGGGCACGAGACGGAAACGCGGATAAATCTCGGAGATCAGCTCCAGGCCGCTCTTTTCTCCAGAAACGCTGACGCCGCCGATTACATCTTCAGATTCCACAGCAGACGGATCCAGCTTGTCAGCCGCAAAAGTGATGCTCGATCCAACAAGGCATTTGAAACCGTCATCGTCCGACAAAGAAGTCACGACCAAACTGCCGTCATCGTCGAAGGACAACTCGTAATCCGTACCGAGCACGTAAGGCGTATCGACATTCGTGAGCGTCACCGAACTCAAGATGATGCCCGGCTCTGCCACAACTGCCGAACCTGTCTTAGAGTCAAGCGTGACAGACACGGTTTCTGCCGTCTTCTTGTGCGTCTCAGGATCGAGTACGTTCACAAAGACAACTGGAGCCACACCGAAGAGCGAGAACTGCGCTTGTGCGGCCTCGCACAAGGTGTAGTCAAAGACCTTCAGCCCGCTGGCCGAGTCATCTGCGGCCGGCACGAAACCGAAAGCCGCTACGAATTCCTCATATGTGTTGCACAAAACCGGTCGGTTGACGTTCGTCACGTCGGCCATGTTGACCGGAGCCGTACCAAAAAAAACCGGCATCCCGGATTCGACCGTGGTTGCCGGCAGAAGCGAAGTCGGTACTTCGCTCACATAGACGCCATGCTTATAAGGCATGCTTAACCTCCTAATTCCTTTTGAATGCGGGACACAAAGGTGTGCAAGAGATCACCTTTCGTGCGCACACGTCGCCGGGCCTCAGTCAAAGACTCGACCGGTAAAAAAAGACCCCGCACTGCGGGGCTTTTGTCTCTGAGCTCTTGAATGCTCGCCGGATACTCACCGTCCCAAAAGACGGCGTACTGCCGAAGCAGACCTCGCTTTAGCGTGGGTCCGACATACACCACCTTGCGCGGCGGCTTTTTCTTGATGACTTTTTTGGCCATCGAATCCTCCTAGTACTCGGGATTTGTCGGAATTACAGTCCTCAATCGCCAGACGGTCTTAAGGTCAACTTGCCAGTAGGCATCGAGGTGGTCAGGGTAGTTCTGCCATGAAAGTTCACGCTCAAGGATGTATCGCTTTGCCAGTACGCCGAAAGGCATTGACAAAAGCGCAGTGCGGACCACGGTCAGCATGTTCATGCAGTGCTCGTAGCCGTCATCGGTCTTCGAGTACGCACCGAAGATGATGCTCACCTCGACCCGCGTCTCTTCATCAGCGGTCGTACCCGCATCGGGACGAATCATGATGAAGGGAATGTCGTCCTCTTTTTGAGAGCGCTTCGGAGGCAAGTAGCCGTTGACGATCTTCGGCACCTTGTGCTCGCAATACTCATCACCACCGTCGTTCTTGACCTGAACCGGAAGCTCCAAGTCTTTAACGGCATGAGCCACGAACTCGCGGATTGCCTTGCAAAGCTCAATCTCGACCATGAATCTTTCCTCCGTTTTTACCCTTCACACCTGACCGAAGTACTTCCAAGACCTCATGGTCCAGGCGCTTTAGAAAAGTCGATCTCATAGCGGTTTCGACTTCTGCCGAAACTGCTGCATTGCCAACCATCGAAGGCGCCGACGGACCTGTCATGTCCACCAGCGGAGTCGAAGTCGTGTCTGTACGTTGAAGAATTCGACCTTTGTAGACAAAGGCGTTTTTGATGGGCTTCGGAGCACCACCTCGCTTCACCGCCACTTTCACCGGCTTACGGGCGTTGCCCGTTGTGTCGGTTTTCGGGGTGAATTTGAAGTTCGAAAGAGCGATACGCGTAGATCGAACCGTGAGCATCGTCTCCAAAGAGTCGACAGATGCCTTTTCCTCGATCTTGATCGCGTTGCGAATAGGCTTTGCCTTGACCGTGTATCCCTTTCTGGTGGATTTCACAATTTCAGAGCGCCCTGTGATCGCCGAGCGATTAAGCGCACGCATAACCGCCGTTTCGTAGCCCCACTTGACGCCCGCAAGGGTCTGCCTGGCCTTTTCAAGCTCCTGCTTGATGCCCTTCGATCCATCTCCAAAGAAGACCTCAAAGTCCTTTCTCATTGATCGTACCTGCGCGCTTCGATGACAAGCATGCCCATCTCACGACTGACCTTTTTGACCGTAAACGTCCAGTCATCCACGAGGATTTCCTCGTTTTCTACAGGCGTCGTGATGATGCCCTCGGCCATGTGGATGCGGATGTCAGTTGCAAAGACGCCGTACCGATCAGAAGAGCCGGACTCCTGCGTCTCGATCGTGTCGATCACGCACTTCACAGTCTCGCCTTGAACGATGTGCTCGTCGGCAAACTCCTGAAGGTTCAAAAAGACCCGGTCAATGTCCGATCTGACTACGTCCTTGAAACCCATCTCAGTCCTCCGCTTCCGGCAAGTTGAACGCGCCTTCCGGCACGCCTTCTTCCTCGGCGACCTTAGCCTGATCGGCCTTAGCGCCGCGCTTGGAACTGGCTTTTTTGGCAGCCTTTACAGTCGTCTTCACGTCACGTTTGACTTCCTGATCAACTGCCTCGACGATTCCTTCTGCAATCAGCGCTTTAGCCTTTACATCATCAACTTCAAACTCGCGTCCGCAGGTGATGCGACGAGAGTCGTGCAAAAGACTGACCTTAGCTCGTACTTTCATGCTGTAACTCCGAAAAAAAAAGGAGCGGGGGGAAACCGCTCCTTCTTGATTAAGCCGTCAGAGGCTTGACGACGTGGAAGCCGAGAACCTGCTGGATGATCGGCAGCGGACGGCTCTTGATCTGCACAATGCGACCGGCCGGAGCAGTACGCTGTACCCAAGAATCGGGGATGCGTTCACCTCTTACTACAGTGACATTGTTTGCACCGATAAGGCCGCAACCACCATAGGCGAGGGTCGTGCGAATATTCGGAGAAGCAAGCAGCGCCTTATCTTCGGGCACCATTGCAACTTCCGTATCCGTCTCTTCGTCGTAGTACCAGTTGTCATAAGAGTAGAGATCGAGCCCCGAATCCTTCAGATGCCCCCAGTAAGTCACACCCTGCGGCAGTTGCTGAGGGTCGATCTTACCCACATCAACACGGCGCATATCGAGCATCGAGGCATCCAAGAGCTTGTCAAGAATGGTATTACACACCTTCTGACCCATGACCAGTTCGGTCGGCGTAAAACCGCTCGTTTGGATCATGTTCAATCGAAGATCGCGCAAGTCTTTGGCAATCTGCTTGGCTGTCGTGCTGGAAGCGTCCCACTTCGTGGTGAGCGTGGTCTCAGGCTTTTCAGCGCCCAATTCCTTCCAATAATCAACCACTTCGTCATATCCGATACCCTTCACGGTAACCTTGCCGCTGAAAAGCGCTTCGGCACACATGACTTCTTCACGGCGCGTGATGATCTCGTCGAGCTTGGCCAGGTCCTTTCCAAGCTGCTCTGCGGCGCGTTCGGCCGGAGAACGAGTCGAGTACGGATTCTCACCCGGCAGGCGGTTCATGAGGTCTTCCGCCGTCGTGACCGTCAGCGGAGATACTTCAGGAGCTTCATAAGAAAGTGTTCGGAACCCCTGACGGTCCACAGCTTGACCGCCAACTCGGGGATTCACGAAGGGAGCGATCTTACGGTCACCCTTACCAACAAGGTCAAACTCGACAGTCTTCGTATCGAAAGTGGCATGGTTTGCAAAATAGCGATCACGCAGCCAGGCATAGTTGGAGAGATTTCCCTCCTCAATCATCTGGAGCATGCGCTTGGTAGAGAAAATATCAGCCATCTGAATGTCTCCTGAAAATTCTTTTAGATGTTCGTACGGAAGAAGATGCCGACCTTGCGAGCGCTCGCCATGAAGTCGCGAGGCTTGGCCGAGTTGGCCGTGTCAAAGATCAATGCATCCTGATTAAAGTCACCCGTGAAGTACACCGGGGCAGTAACTGCGCCACTCGTGCCCGTATCAGTATCGTCTGCGAGGATGCAGTAGACATCATCGACAGTTTCAGGCGTGCCTTCACCGTCAGGTTCCCCTTCCTCGGCGGCGGTCTTAGCGCACTTCTTGCCCGCTTCACTAATCAGCGTGCCGCGCTTGAGAACGCCCTGGTTGGGCTGAATTTGCCAAGTGCCGGTCACAACCGGCATAAGCTGCAAAGCGGAAAAAAGGTTGTCGCGAGTCAGCGTTTCAGTGGGTTTCTGAAGAGCCATAGTTACCTCCAAATCACTTGCGATTGCGGAAGCCGCGCTTGCCGGCTTCGATCACTGCGGCCATCTCGGCCTCGTTTTCAACTTCCTGCTGTTCCTGAAGACCCTGATTGCCATCTTGCAGAACAGTTTCAAGACCCTTGGCGTCATCCGCCGCATCATCAGCGGACTTCTTCTGCAAAGCCTTCTGCGCCTTAACCATCTTCACGGCAAAGGCTTCAGGCGTGATGCTCGAGTCGGCTTTTGCCTCGGACAGCAGGCTTGCGAAGCCCGGCATCGCAAGGTCCTCAAGCGCATTGATGCGTTCGCGTTCGGCTTTACGGCCTTCTTCCATAGCTTCCTGGCGGATCTGCTGCACCAGATCAGGGTGCTCCGCCTTCAATTTTTCAAGATCCATAGGATCCTCCTTCGATTGAATCGCGGCGGGCACCTTCGGCGCAGCCGCAAAAAAACGGCTCGGAACTTTCGCAAGAATTTCCAAGCCGTTTACCATCGTCACGCCGCCTTCTCGCGAGTTCGTGACAGTAACCGCCTCATCCACTTCATCGGCCAGGCCAAACTCCACAGCCTCTTGAGCCGTGAGCCATGTCTCGGCTTCAACCGCCTTGCGGATTTCTTTTTCGTCGCGCCCTGTTTTCTTGGCATAAATGTCGATTAGCTGGTCTTCGATCTTTTGCGTGATCTCTGCTTCTTTCTTGATCTCATCGGCATTGCCGACAGCTCCGGACGACACGCGATGAATCATCATGATCGAACCGAGCGGCATCACTACATGAGCATTGGGCAAAGACGTAATGATCGTGGCCGCCGACATCGCCACGCCGTTGACACGAATGGTGATCGGAGCCGGATGCGCCGACAAGATCGAGTAGATCGACAAGGCCGTGTAGACCAAGCCACCGGTTGAGTTGATCGTCAAGTCGATCGGTGCATCAACCGGAATTTGTCGAAACTCATCAAGGAACTCATTCTCATTGAATCCCTCTACCAGCCAGCCGTCTTTTGAGCCACCGACATAGCCGAAAAGATCGATCAGGTATCGGCCCGTCGCAGAACGCGATACGTTCCAAAATTTCTTAACTGGATCCATTGTTTCCTTCCTCTTCACCTTCTGCCGGAGTTACTTCCGGCGCAGGAGCTTCAGCGCCGGCTTTCAAACCGGCCTCTCTCAACAAAGCCTCTTCACGTCGTCGAGTCTCCACGATGCGGTCAAAGCGCATGCCTGTCATTTCCGCCGCCTCGCGCGTCAAGGTGGACAAGCCAGCCGCCACACGTTCCTTAGCGGCCTGCACTTCCTTAAGCGGATCAAGCTGTCCCTGCGCATCACCGGCCCACTCCGCGCCGCTCCAAGCCGCACGAATAGCCGGGTCACTGAAAAAGCCCGGAGCTTCAACTCGGCCCTTGCGCACCGCTTCTGCAAGCCACTCTTCGTAAACCGGCTGGCAGAAAGAACTCACCAGCCAGTCGCGGCGCATGCGGAAGGTCTTCCATGCCTCAAGAAGTGCGGCACGACTTGCCGAGTAGCTGGAGTTGAAGGTCTTCAAAAGCAGCTCGTAGGGAAGCTCAAGGGCCGCCCCGATGTACTTCGACAGACTTGTGACGTATGCCTCGAAGGAGGAGTTCGGTCGCTTCGGGTCGGCAAAGGTCACATCCTCGTCCGGGTCCAGCGCAACGATTGCACCATTGCCAAGCTCGTAAGCCTTCGGATCCGGATCGACTCGCATTTGATCCGGAAGCATTTGGCCAAGACCACCAAGCGGGCCTTCGTCAGGCGTCTTCGTCTTTACGAAAACCGTGAAGAAGGAACTGACCACAGCGCCCATCAGCTCGGCATCCGTGTATCGCTTCAGCTGCTTGAGTTCTTCGATCACAGGCGCAAGGAACGGCACGCCTCGGCGCTGGGCCGGGCGCTCAACGTCCGTCATCACGTGCAGGATGTTGCGACGACCCGTCTTTTCGCCAAAGGCAGGAATACGAGTCCACTTCGTGACGTAGGTTTCTGGTGCGCGAGGTGTCGCATAAGGGTTGCGGTTGGCCACGTAGACCGCCCGCATATCACCATAAGGCCCTACCTCGATGCCGCCCAAGATATTCTTCTTCGGGTCCTTGCCCATCGGGTCGCAAACTCGGTCAGCCTCGATGATGCCCACACGCAGGTCGTAAGGAATGCCGGCACGTGGCGTCAAAGGCAGGACGATAAAGGCGTCTCCATTCATCAGTGCCGACAAGCAGACCAAGCTTTGAAGTTGATAGAAGTTCTGCCGACGCTCGGCATCGCACGCCGTAGTCTCGGCCCACAAACGCCATTCGCGCTCAGTGTTCGCTTCCCACTCCTGAGCCTCTTCATCCGAAAGACCGAGGAAGCGTGCATCGATGCGAGCATTCAAGGCCAAGCCACTGCCCACGACATTCGTGCGAACGGTTTTTAAAGCGCCGGTCGCAAGCGGAGAAGTCATGTAAAGCGAGCGGGACCGACTTCGCAGTGTCTCGATGTTCTCTACGATGTCGTCGTCGGCATCGCCAAGTCCTGAAAGCCATCCGATGACGGACTTCTTTGCGTAACTGGCTCCACCCTGTGAATAGCCGGAATTCAGCACAGCCTTCTGCAGGTGCAAAAAAGCCTGCTGAATCTCACTTCCAGCAGGCTGCTTGTTTTTGTCCGACTTTTTTGACTTTACAGGTCTCTTGGTACTGCGCGCCATACGCGTCTCCGTGAATTGTTTCCGTTTTCAAGATTGGCTACAACGCCGCGCCAGTACGTGATGCGTTCTGAAATTTCGGCCAAGTTGACACGCGACAATGAGCGCGAGCCAATGGTGTAGGACTGGCCGCCAGCGCAAATTTCTTTTTCGGCAGCGAGCCACATCTTGAGGTTTTCGCGAGCCTCGTCAATCGTTATCCAAGCCATAAGTCACCAAACCAGTCGATATAGCAATGTGCTACGAATCCAACAAGAAGAAGCACTAAAGCCCAGTGCGCCACTCGTGCTGTCAACGGAAGATCGTTATCTTTTTCCATCGTGTATCACCTAATCCAATCTAGATTGACACGCCTCGAGAAAGCGTTCCTCGGCGTCTTTGAGGTGTAGCAACCGACGCCGGTTGCGACGCCCTCTCGTAGTACGACTTCAAAATGTCAAAGTTCGGCGTCAAAGCTTCGGCTGCCGCTGTGGCATACACAAAGCAGTCAAGCGCCTCGTTTCGCTCTCGGATCTTGACCCACTCCATCCGCTTGACGCCCTTTTCGAACTTCGTCTCAAGCACTTCAGCCGTGAGTTGCTTGAAAAAAACCTCATCAAAGCCGGCACTCGAGTTCTCATCGAAGTGGACGTAACCCGGCCCCGGCTGCGTGTTGTCTAAACGGTCTGCCACGATTTGCTTGCCAGAGTCCACACCCAGCACAAACAGCGTCGCCTTCTCCACACCGGCCTTCGACGGCCTTCCGGTCAGCGGCAAACCTGCGCCGGCACGACCTTTGATCGAAAAAACACGACGTCTTTCGCGTAGCTTCGTGTACCGATAGACCTCATTCGTAACCGTGCCGTCGCCAGAGTCGATAAAGGCACAGCTGATGATCATTTTTTGTCCGCTCGAATGCGTCCAAACCGTGCCCAAGACTTCGTCAAGCTGAGTCTGCGTAGCTTTGTCCCGGATGTGTCCAGGTATGACGTAGTGCCGGATGCCCCAGCATTCCCATCCGATGCCCCACCCGTAGACGGAGCACTCGACGCGGTCGTGCTGGATGTCGATGCCGGCCGTGAGCATCAAAACGCCTGCCGGCAAAGTCTCTTTCGGATACGTTTCGCGTCGCTCAAAGAGTGGTTGCCACTCACCGGCATTCGGATCGCGCATGATCCACGGCTCGCCGAGCTTCAAGTTCACGAATTCCATCAGGCCGTGCTTGTCTTGATTCTCTGAGCACTCCAAAAACTCGTGCACAAGGTCGTGAAGATTGACCCAAGGCGAGTAAAGCGCATTGCAGTGGTAACCACGCACTTTCGCACCCGGGTTCTCTGCGATCCATCGCCCGCTTTCAAGCATCTGCGGGTTCGGTTTATAAGCACCGCGCTCCTGCGCCCCGCACTCAGGGCAGTACATTGCTGCGGTCATCGGATCCGGCTTGCCGTCTTCTCCAGTAGCCCACAAGACGTTCTTCCACTCAAGCTTGTGCTCGTGGCCGCAATGCGGGCATTTCACGTAGTAATAACGTTTGTCCGAACGCTCAAACCAATCGTCGATCTTGGAAATGCCTTTAACCGTCGGAGTCGATACCAAAACGATCTTGCGGCTCGCAAAGTTCTGCGTGCGCTGAATCGCGAGCTTCAGAGGGTCGCCTTCTTTTGTCGTCCCGTAGCGGTCCACTTCGTCGCAAAGCAGTACGCGAATCGGACGCGAGGCCAGACCTGCGGGCGAGTTCGCACCGACAAGCGCCAGATAGCCGCCCGGGTAGTGTTTCATACGGATAGTGGTCGAAGACTTCTTCGCACTTCCTCGTCCGTCCTTCCCTTCCTCAAGCTTCCCGACCAAGCCGGGCGAAGCCTGAAACATCGGCTCGATACGCTCTTTCGAAAAAGCTTCGGCCATTTCAACGGTCGGCTGAAGCATGAGCTGTGGTGCCGGCTCTTGGTCGGCAAAGTAACCGATCACGTTCAGCAAAGCTTCGGACTTCCCAAGCTGGGAGCTGAACTCCATCACCACGATCTCGGTCTGCCGATCGGTCGCCGCGTCGACAGGCTCTTTGAGATAAGGCGTGCGACTTGTGCGCCACGGACCGGGTTCGGGAGACGTACCTGCGGGCACCACACGGCACTTATCCGCCCACTCGCTACCCGTCAGATCAGACGGAGGCAGGGTGTACTTTTCAAGAGCTTTCCTCCAAATGAAGTTTGAAGTCATCGTCGTCAAAGAAGCGCCCGTCGTGGATGCTGATCAAAAGTTCGCTGAAAAGCTTGCGCAAAACCGCCTCACACTCGCGCTGCGAGCGCCCCTCAAGCAAGCCAGAAAAACGCGTCGGAGCCGACATGCAAAATGCCCGAAGCTTAGCGGCGACCTGCATGGCGTCCGCCTCGACCTCTTCGACAGCAACAAGCTCGCCGCTCTTCTGCTTGAACTCGAGATCGCGCAGTTTGGCAGTGGCCACTTGCGTCGCCAGCTGGGCCTTTTTCAATGCTTCCGAGAGATTGGCTGACGATTTCAGATCTGGAAACTTTGCCCCTTTGGCTCTTTCATGTTCGTAAAAAGCCTCGAGTGCCTTTTCGTGATTCAAGGAGCCGTCGGCATTCTTTTCGAACACCCCCTCGGCGATTTTCCCCTGAACCCACGCACGAGACCGGCCGATCTCCTTGGCGAATTCCCGTTGGCTAATCGAAGACATTTACACTCCAAAAGTGGCCACCTCCACAGCTTCGCTGTGACTGCGCAGCATCTACTGGACTGGCCACCCTTTTGAAAACTTGTAGCTAGACGAACTGTGGGCTGGATGCAACCCGCATCGCTTTTTTATCGCTGGGAGGACCCGCGGCCCTGTCCTTGGCCGCCAACTCTTTGTGCTGTCGCTTCATGAAGTTCTTTTCCGACGCTCGGATGAGCTTCTCTCGAACGTTCTCAGCTACCTTGCTCTTACGGTTCTTGATGGCATAGAAGATCAAGCGAGCCTCGTTCCCAGTCAGTTCGATGGTGAGGTTGTTCATGCCGCAACCTCCAGCTCATCGAAGCAGACTGAGTCAGACTCGCGGATTGCTTTTTGTCCCGTGAAGTTTTGCCAGCGCTCGATGATCACATCGCAGTAGGCAGGATCAAGTTCAATAAGTCGAGCTTTGCGACCTATATCCTCGCAAGCGATCAGAGTCGTGCCCGATCCGCCAAAGCTATCCAGTACGATTTGCCCTTTGCGTGTGGAATTCCCAATCAGATAGCGGAATAGCTCCACAGGCTTCATGGTCGGGTGTTCGCCATTACGGCTTGGACGAGCAAACTCAAGGACTGTCGACTGACTGCGATCCGAATACCAGTTATGCGAAGCGCCCTCTTTCCAGCCATATAAGCATGGTTCATGTTTCCACTGGTAATCCTGACGCCCCATTACAAAAGCATTCTTGACCCAAATGAGGCATTCACGAACCTTCCACCCTATGTCTCGACAAGCCCCACGGAAGTTGAGCCCTTCTGAGTCAGCATGCCAGATATAGAAGGCGGCACCATCTTTCAAAACCGAATCGGCAGCAAAGTAGGCAGATACTAAAAAACGACGGAAGGATTCGTCGTCCATCTCGTCGTTTTGAATTGTGAGCGAGTCTTTCGTCTTGCCTGTGTACGAGACATTGTAAGGCGGGTCTGTCAGCCACAGGTCGGCTCGATCATCTCCCATCAGGCGAGCCACGTCTTCTTGTGAAGTTGAGTCGCCGCACAAAAGTCGGTGATTTCCAAGAATCCACAAGTCGCCGGGCTTGCTTTTAGGCTCCTGCGGAGGTTCCGGAAGCTCTTCTTCCTCGACCTCAGCGGACTCATCAAAATCATCTAAGAGATCATCGATTTCGTCTTGCGAGAAGCCCGTGATGAGGCCTTCGATTCCCCCCCCCACCAGATCGGCGAGTTCGAGCTTCAGCATGTCCTCGTCCCAAGAGGCGTTCAAAGCCATCTTGTTGTCCGCAAGGATAAGCGCACGCTTCTGGGTGTCTGTGAGGCCGATGATGTCGATTGTGGGCACCTCATCCATGCCGAGCTTTCGTGCGGCCATCAAGCGGCCGTGCCCGGCGATGATGCCGTTCTGGCCATCGAGCAAGATGGGGTTGGTCCATCCGTACTCTTTGATGCTGGCGGCGATCTCGGCAACTTGAGCGTCTGAGTGGACGCGTGCATTGCGTGCGTACGGGATAAGGTCTTCGACCTTGCGATAGACGATTTTAAGTTCGGTCATGTTTATAAAAATCTCGCTACTACTTCATTGCTGCCGTTGCCAGAATCGGAGCCATGTCTGCCAGTGCCCTAGCAGCTCGATAGAGTTGAAAGAGAATCCCCAGGCTCAAACAGGCCGCCGAAACGGCGTAAAGCCAGACAAGGAACACGCGGAAATTCATCTTTGTCCTAAGCAAATAAGTTAAAATTCGCATGTCTGAAAATGTCCTTTCAGATACGAAAAAAGCCTCTCGGGTCTGACCACCTGAGAGGCTTATTTTTTGTCATGAAAAAGCCCCGAAACCTTATGGCCACGGGGCTAAAAATTCCTTATTTAATACTATTTTCGCTTGATTTTTTAAGCTGTTTCAGTATAATTCTAACTATGATAAACAACAAACCAAGGAGGTGAGAAAAGCTTGAGAGCTCCGAAAAGTAGAAGCCGATATCGAATAGTCTTCCACATTCATTTCGACATCGGCAGGTTCCTGATCGAACTGATTAGGTTGTTCTTCTAACAAACCCCGCCCCGAAGAGGGGCGGGACGGAGCTTCAAGTAATCTCACCCTAGGAGGGATTATGTTCTATCTTGTGAAAACCATCAAAACCGAAGCAGGTTTGCAGGCCTCGGTTCCGAGCATTCCCGAACTTGAGCCTGTCATCGTCAAGACTGAAGAAGAAGCAACCAAGAAGCTGGCCACGATGCTTCCGACCGTTTTGCAAACGCATTATCGCAAGACCAAGCGGCCGGTTCCGTTCCCTAACGATGATGTAAGTGACCAGCTGGCCGTACAGATGCCGATCAAAGTGCAGGCAAAAATTCTCTTGTGGAATTACATGCTTGAAAATCGGTATCGAGTAGCTGACCTAGCTCGGCTTTTGAAGATCTCTCACCCTCAAGCACAACGGCTTGTCGATTTCGACCGGGAAGGCGCGAGCCTTGACGCAATTGAGGATGCTTTGCTCGCCATCGGAGCCTACTTCGAGCTGACCCTGCATAAATTCGACTAAAAAAAGCCCCGGGACCGACTCTCCCGGGGAATCTCTTTTACTCGAGGTGATTTTATGGAAATGCCCAGCGTAAAAAACGAATTACACAGTGCCGATCAGAAGTTTAAGCTTGTCGTTTATGCCTATCGAGCATTGTCAGAATCGGAACTCAAATATTGCCTTGCCATGTTTCTCAAACAGCGTCGCCTGAAGAAAGTTCCCTCATCAGGCACCTATACGATGGTCACAATGATCGGACACGATTCTCAGCAAACTTGATGGTATCCATCAGCAGAGTATCAATGTCTGCATCGGTCATTTTTTGGTGCAGTAACTTTGCCGGCATAAAGATGGAAATTTCGTTTTCCGAATGAACCGACAAAAAGGCGTTCTCAATTTCTTTCTCAAAGTCTTCATCTACAGCAACGTCTCTTCTATCGTGTTCTTTCAAGATAACGACATTTCCCGTCTTCATCGTAAAACCCCATGAAAAAGCCCCGCTTTTTACGGCGAGGCTTTTTTTGTGAAGACTCAGGTTGTTGCACTTCTTTGAGAGGTGTCCTGAGTACGCTTTCTATTTCTTCCAGGCATGACAAAGGAGCCATCTGGCTCCACTATCACTACACTGATCACACAGGCTTCAAGTTGTTGGAGTCATTTTGCTGTAGCTCTCTGAGCTTGTCAAACCGATAGAGCACTTTTGCAATCTCATCCTGTCCTGTCTTGAGAATTTCATCGTAACGTCGAGAGCTAAAGCCCAACTCTTTAGCCACCTTGCTCGGCTTTTTTTTGGGGAAGCAGTAGTGGTATCTCAGCGTCTGCTTGTAACGCTTCCGATCCTTCGGACTTTCAGGCATGGACACCCAAGCCCGTTCGACCAGTAAAGCATCCAGCTCATCAACCGGAGGAGGCGCATCCGGAGCTTCCGGCAAGGGCTCATTTTTCCCGCGTTTTCCGTGCTTTTTTATGGCTCTCCACAACCAACTTGTGCCTGGAGGAGTTGAGTCCGTGGCCCATCTCCCCCAGTTGTGAAGTCGGTCTTCGAGCGCCTCCCGATCACTTTTGGACATCATGGGAATCTTTATCCTTCTTGGATGCTTGGCCGCCGTAGTAGTAGCCCCGTATAAAGGCGGCACGCTCTTCATGGTTTTGGATTAAATTGGCTTGACGCGACAAGTTCTCACCGCGCTGTGCGGCCTGCCATCCGGCTCTATAGGCCGACTCGATCCTTTCGCTCTTCTTCATGTAGTCTCTTCTCCTCTTGCTGTCTAATCACGTCTACCACCTTCGCCTCGGCAATCGAAAGGGCGGCGAGTTCTCCCATGCCTGCCTTGTCCAGATCGGCCCGCCTTGCCAGAGAGAGCAGATTCAGGACAGTCTCAAAGTCAAGCTTGATCTGTTTGACTGCCATCTCACTTGACACCAAAAAAGTCGCTAAAAACCTTCAAGGCCTCTTCAGCGGAAGCGCTCTTCTGTGAAGTAGCACTTTTCCCGAGGGCATCCAGACGCTTCAGCGCCTGGTTGTGCTGCCTCACGTACTGGTCTCGTATGCCCACAGCGTCCTTGTAACGGCCCGTGTTTTCGAGCCAGTGCAAGACATCCAGCAGCACGTCACCATCGATCTCGATCTTGTATCTCATCCGATCACCCCAAAAAAGAAGTAAAGAATCCGGAACACGGCGTAAGAGATGACTCCAAAGGACAGCCACCCGATAAAGCCGTAAAAGCAAAACCAAAACCTCGTCCTTCTGGTCGGCCGACCTTGCTCTTCCCAGATCACGCGCAAGAGCTGCATGATCGGCGCTTGAAGCACCCAGACAAAAAAAATTCATCGCGCCACCTTTACGTCATACAGTCGAGCTTCGCGCCGCTGCGCATTTCCAAGCGACCGAGTAAATCGGTTGTAGGAAATTTGCTCATAGAAAGACATCTGCCCTACGCGCCACAGCATCTGCATGATTCGTCTTGCGTCTTCGACCGGCACCCGGACGTAGATCGTTCTCTTCTTTTCCTTCATTTCTTATCCTTTTCGTCCCCGTTCCATTCGTAGAAGCACCACGTCAGAGCCGCCAGAGACCCAATGAGATACAAGAGCGCTTCGAGGACCTGCAAAACATTTGCCAATGCACTCTGCAACGCAAACAGACACCCCAAGAGCATCGCCTCTATCCCGATCGCAAAGGCCAAAGCCTTGGAAAAGCGTCTTCTATTCATTGCTCTTCTCCTTTCTTCGCCTCTTGAGATACCTGACCACCGTCTCGCGCAAAGCCGTCACAGCCTCTTCCTGCTGCTGGCGGTCTTCTTCCGAAAGCACAAAGCCGTCGATTCGACGAAGCAGCGCCATAGCCTTTTCGATCTCGATCGTGACTCCCTTCGTGCCGGGTTTCTTTGGAGGGCTCTGCTCTGGGCTATGGCTGTTCATCACGCACCCCCGAAGATGTCCCCAACCGCCGGAGCCTTGCGGTACGACCCTCCGATGAATTGCATGGCGTAACTCTTGCCGTTGATGCGATCCATGACTCGGTCGCCGAGCACATCTGCGAGCGCCCTCGGCATCAGATTCGTAAGGAAAATGGTCGGTCTGTTTTCAGACAGCCGCCCGTCGATAATCTGAAAAAGGATCGACTGCTCATTTGCCGTGCCAGCCTGAACACCTATCTCGTCAAGCACCAGAAGGTCGAGGTCGATAAACCGACGTTTGGCCGCGTGTTCGCTTTCTTCGGCGTCGGCACGCCACTGTGAGCGCACGTAAGAAATCACGTCCGGAACACGGGCATAGAGCGCGGTGATGCCTGGCAGCAGGCTTCGCACTATTGAGCAAGCAAGGTGGCTTTTGCCCGTCCCCGGATTGCCGAAAAACAGCAAGCTGTAGCCGTTGTCGCGCACACTCTTCCAGTTGCAGACATAGCGCCGGCACAGATCCAGATTGCGCTTCTGGTTCTCAGTCTTAGCCTCGAATGTGTCGAACGTCTTTTCCTTGAAGTCTTCAGGGATGCAAGCTCGGCCAATGGCGTCCTGCAACCGTCGAATTTCTGCCTCGGCCTTTGCTCGCAGAATCGCCTCTTCGCGGGCCTTGGCATCCTTGATGCTCTTGATACGCAGACATTCTGGACAAGGTGCATCACACACTTTCTGGCCTTGTACAAAAACCACGCGACCGAGATATTGACCGTGAAGCTGGCAGTCTCGAACCTCGTCGTGCCAGCGCATTTTTCCCATCGACTGACGGTGGAGAATCGTTCCGAGTTTTTGAGGTACTTGCATTTCACTCGTTCCTATCGGTATCGGGAGCTCGCTTCCAGTTGAGCGAACCATCAGGGTTAAAAGGGTTTTCCTTCGCGTAGTACGACTCGTCAAAACGAATCTTCGGGTTGAGGTGGTCGGGAATGTGCTTCTTTGGCGGTCGAGCCGAAGGCGATCTCTGATTGTTTTGTCGCCTCACCCAAGTCATCCAAGTGCTTGACCAGCCTCTGTCAGTGCGGCGCTCGCCTCGCCCTTGCCCCTCCGTCCAGTAGAACGCGAAATCGGCAAACACAACTTCCGGATCGAGATCCGGGCGAACTTTCACGATGTACTGCCGCCACTTGTCGGGTAAAGCCTTCAGATCAAACAGGTGCTTCGGTTCCCTGCTCTTGGGGGCTTTTTTTGCCGCTTGGCTCCCGCCGACTTCGTTCGCCGCCGGAGGCTGATCCGGCTCAAGCGAAAAGGACGAGTCGCCTACTATCTGGTTCTTTATCTGTTCTTTATCTGTTCTTTCTTTGTTATGGGTGCACGTGGTGCACGGGTGGGGTGCATCTGGTGCACGGGTGAGGTGCACGTCATGCACGGGTGGGGTGCACGTGGTGCACTGGTGCACGTCATGCACGGGTGCATCTGGCGCACGGGTACTTTCCGATGTGAGTACAGTTTCGCTTTCAGAGAAAACGTATTGAGAGCTTTTGCCGACCAACTTCTCCACACGAAACACTCCCTTGGCTTCGAGTTTTTGTATCGTCGCCAAGACGCACCGTCTCGACGCCTTCGATCGGGTGCAAATGGTTTCCTTCCTCAAGTCCTCAGAAAAGACTGACGGATTACACCGCCCATCGTCAGAATTCCGGAAAGACAGAATGGCCTGTGCAACCGCCGTCTCAGTCAAATCAAGATCAGATCGGCGGTAAATCGCAAGGCTTGTGGAGTAGTTATCGAATTTGGGCACGTCTCACCCCAAGCATCATTGCCGTGCTTTTTCAGTGACCCGAGGGGTTTGAACCCATGCTGACTGCGGAGCCAGCTCTTCACGTTTGAAGTGACCATCAGACGCCTTTTCGATGATCGGCGCCCAACGTTCTGGCATCGGTCTTAGGCCGTTCACAACGTGACTGACAAAACCTGGCGTACAACCCAGAATTTCTGCCGTTTTCCGCTGAGATCCAAAGAACTGGCAAACCGCTAAAAAAGATAAGTTCCTCATGGTTTCGTTTAGCAAAGGGAGACATTTTTTGCGATTTAGTATAGCAAAGATAGCGATAATAAGTGAAGAAAACCTAAACACCTCAATGTGTACCATTGATAGCATCTTGCAAGGAGCCTTTTATGCCGCTAACAGCAGAACAGGCGCAGGAATGCGCAGCTCTAAAACGATTTTTTGAAGAGAAATCCACTCTCTCCCAACGAGCCTTTGCTAAGCAACACGGTCTGGGAACAGGCGGCAATCTGAACCAGTACCTAAATGGTCGCAGGCCACTTAACATCCGTGTAGCGATGATCTTTGCATCTGCACTGAAAATCCAGGTGAAGGATTTCAGTCCCAGACTCGCTCGAGAAATTGCCAAGATCAAAGAAGACCACGTTGAACCCGTACAAGGACACGTAAAAAGAATTCCCCTGATCGCATTCGCTCAAGCTGGATTCCCCAATGACATCGGGCAAACTAAGTCCTATCAGGCATACATTGATGAAGGCGACTACATCTATGTCGACTCAGAATTACCCGATGGAACCTACGCCACGGTGCTTATTGGCCGCTCAATGGAGCCTGAGTTTTATGAAGGCGACACAATTGTTGTTGACCCAACACTGTCGCCTCTGCCCGGCGATTTCGTTGTCGCTCAGCGACTAAGCCAATTCACAGACGGCATCGAAAGCACTTTCAAAAAGTATCGTCCGCGCGGAGTCAACGAAAACGGCCAGGATGTCTTTGAGCTGGTGCCTTTAAATCCCGACTATCAAACCTTCCGATCTGATCGAGAACATCTCGAAATTGTGGGTGTCATGGTTGAGCACCGGAGAGCCTATCGACGACGTCGAATTCCCTAGCCTTTGTGTTCACAAACCGAAGCCGCCATTTGGCGGCTTTTTTTCGCGCATACCTTAGCTATACACCTCAACCTCAAAAAGCATTGTCAATGACTTGCACACGTTGTTTAGCTTTGCTATATTTCTGACACGTCAATGCTAAACACTTTTCTGTGCAAGGTTTACAGATGATCGACTACAAACCCAACAAAGTCACCCTCACTGGCGAAGACGCCGTCAAGTTTGCGGTCTCCCAGATGCAAGCCGCAGCTTCGGCCATTCAGGTCACGCTTTCAATGTTGACCACCCCCAGCGCGTCCGAAATTGCCCGAAAACTCGAAGAAGGCAAAACGGTCGATGGAATCGATCTGGCACACAAAGAAACCGTCGCGCTGTACGGCGCCGTGCAAGGCCTCGAAATCGTCTGCCGCAAGGAGTGTTAACCATGGGGAACCCGAACCACTTGATTAGCTTGCTCCCTCCGAAAGAGCGGCTAGCAATCCAGCACGAACTGGATGCGAAAATAGCTGAAGACTTAGTAGAGGAATTGTTTGGAAAGCCAAGGAAAAAGATAGAAATGGCTGCCAGAACACCAAAAATCACCAGAAACGAATGCGCCTCGTTAATCGACAACCTGCTATGCGCCATACAAAAGACAAAAAAAGACCCGCTCAAGGTCACCAAACGCTACATCAAAGCGCTCAAGTACCTCAAGCGAGTTTCTAAGTCCAAGGAGTTTTACTAAGTCCGAGGAGTTTTAGAGAACGTCGGTTTTCTGACCTCTTCCGACCATCTAATCATCTCACTGAGACCAAGACAAGGTAAGCATTAATGAGACTCACAAAGGAACAACTTGAGGCCATCGCCGAGACGGAAAAGGCAAGTGCCTCATGGTCCAAGTACGAGAAGGTGCTCTTGAGGTACGTGCGCTCCGAACTCGTTCGAGGGGATGTGGTTTCGGCCCGAGACTTCTTCGGTGAACTTTTCGGCGGCGTGAACGCAAAGCGCACGGCATTGACAAAACTCTTCGCGGAACTCTTCCCGGACGTGATGCTGCACAAGGAGAAAACGAAATGACACGACTCATCCAGTGGCTCTTTACCGAAGACAAGCATGGCGATTCGCCGTTCTGGCTTGCGGCCGCCGTCGTGACGGGTTTCGCCGCCTTTTGGATCGTGTGCAGCCTGCCCGGATAGCCCTCTCGAACCTTTCTTTCTGCTGCCGGCATTGTGTGTTTTCTCAGTCATCGTATGCCACACAGCCTCGCCCCGTCGGCAGCAGAAAAAAGGGCTTGAGAGAGCACTTGGAGATGTACCCGTCTGAGGGAGGGCTCATTCCCCGATCCCGCAGTTAAAGATGGTCGATCCGCGGGTACATCGCCAAGGGTTCTCCGCCCTCAAAGGAGGATCGTCGGAAGCGACGTAAAAGCCGTCAACAGGCCCCGTGAAAATGGATGGTGGGCCCGAAGGAGTGCAAGGCTCCGGACCGCTGTGACCCCGCCGAGGTGGGCGGGCTGAGTGCGAGCGCGGCACGGATCCGAATGGATACCGTTAGCGGGGGCATTGCCGCCCCATCAGGCCAAGGCCTTTTCGAAAGAGAAGGTCCACGTGAGCCTCTTCGACCATTTGCGTGGTGTCACGAAAAAGGTCGAGCAGGTTGACGTGGAATACCCCCGCACGCTGAGCCTTCGCAGACGCGACCACGGTAGCGCGCGTACCGGCGCCGCTCTATGACCGAAGTGATGCGCAACCCGCGGGGTTTTCCTTTTTTTTCTAGGAGATCCAATGCACACCCTTCAACTGATGGCCGCTCTTTCTGTGATCGGCTTCATAGGCTTCATAGCAGTCGGCATGTTCGGTGCCGCCATCTGCTTCTGGTTTGATCTGATCTCCGCGATTGTGAGGTGAACCATGACACAAACCATTCAAAACATTGATCCTCGACTCAAGAAGATCGCCGATTATTTTGGCTTCGATGCGCAAGCTGAAAAAGCCATCGAAGAGATGGCCGAACTGGTCGTCGAGATCAAGCACCTCAAGAAGCGGGGCGAAAACGCGGCAGATTGCTACCCGCGTCTTATCGAAGAGCTCGCAGACGTGAAGATCATGATCGATCAGCTTGTCTACCTTGTCCGTCAGGACGAAGAAAACTCAGAGTATTTCGACTTCCAGACAGAATCCAAAATCGAGCGAACTCTGCTGCGCATCAAGGCCGAGAAGGAGAGCTCATGAGTTTTGCAGAGGAGTTTGTCAAGCACGGCACAAAAGAACGGCAAGAGCGTTTCGCGCAGTTGTTTATCGGGTTGCTCACCAGGCCAGGGATGCCGCAGCTTGATTCGGTATCGATCTTCAGACTTCTGTCTGTGCACGCTCTTGAATGGCCTGGAGAGGAAAACGAGTCCTGGAAAGAGATCGTCGGGCTCGCAGTCTATTTCTACGTCCAAGCCGTTCGATCCGGAGAGATCGACATGAAGGCCCTTTTTGAGCAACTCAAAAACAGGATGGGTAACGCATGAGCAAGTACAGACTAAAAGACCAAGAGCTTCAGCGTCATCTTGACGCCATCAGCGATGGTGACTTTTCCCGTCAGATTGAAGGCCACCTTCAAAACATCAAAGGCCTTGGGACGACTGACGCAGAATACAGGCTCTTTTTTGGCGAACTGCCTGGTCGATACGAAATGGTGAATCGGTTCTCGATGCTTCTTTACGAGCACGAAATCGAAGTCTTCGAAGAGTACGACCCGAATGACTGGAACGTATATCCGGACGTCACGCCTCCGGAAGGCGTAATGATGCGGTGCATTATCAAGACGCCTGGCAGAAATCTGGATGGACCTGAGCCTGAGCTTCCGAAGATTTGCGCACGCACTTCAGGAGTTTGGGATGGTCGACGCTGGCATTTCTTTGGGCATGGAGACCTTCGCGAGGGCTGCACAGTTGAGTTCCGCACATGGGAGTGACCAATGCTGCGATTCCCCGAACAATACGAATGCGTGCAGTTTATGACCGGGCGTTTGTACCGAATCCCCTTTAATGGCATAAAGCTCACCGTCATAGCGACGCTGGACACGGATGACAATGGCATAACGTGGGAGCACGTAAGCGTTTCGCTCAAGAACCGCTTACCGACTTGGCAAGAGCTGAAGTTCATCAAGATGCTCTTCTGGGATCCGGAAGACGAAGTGATCCAGTTCTTTCCGCCTGAGTCGCAGTACGTCGACGTGCATAAAAACTGCCTGCACCTATGGAGGCCGACAAACATCAAGCTTCCTTGGAGTGAAAAGACATGATCAAAAACAAACTCGTTTGGCATCCAGTCGGGCAATCGACTGGCGCCGATGTATGTCTTGAACCAGGCAAGGCCTACCTTGTGACCTTGACCAATGGCGAGGTGGATATAGACGAGTTCGACCTCGATGGTGACTATGACTGGTTTTGGTACGACTTCGAACGAATCAGGGCATGGATGGAGTTCCCCCTGAGGGAAGCCGATGAGCCGAATTCATTTTGGCACAGTGTCAAAGACGCCCTCCCAAAGAGAAGTGGACCGTACTTGGTGTTCTTTACTAACGGCACCTATCGCGTTGAAGACTTTTTTGTCGAATCGCAATCTTTCAGAACCTTTTCGTCAGATCCAGTTGCATGGGCCGAACTGCCAGAGCCGTACAAGGAGAAGCCATGAAAGCAAATGGACATGAATACACAGATGAGGAAATCCGAAAGCACATTGACTGGATGAAAAAAGGCGCGAAGTCCGAGGATCTTTTCGCCCTCATCAAGTACGACCGACAGCATCGCGTTAACGCGTTCTACTGGTATCAGAAAATCCAAAATCTACTGTCAAGAATGGTTTTGATTCTGGTCTTAATTTTTCTGGTTGTTCTGGGATCGTGTTGCTTTTTCTACTGGCTTGCAACCTCTCTCGAACCTATACAGCTGTCATTGATTTCAACACTGTCGACCATAGGCGCTCTTATCTGTTTTGTCTTTCTCACTAAATAGCTTCGGCCGCCCGCCGGTGTCTCCCCGACGCTTTTCCTACCGGTGCGCGGCCAACCTCATTGGAGATAAAAATGCCTTTTGGATTTTGCAATAAGTGCATATTTTGCAGAAACGAAGACTTCCGAACATTGGCAGAAGTTCTGAAAGAAACAGAATATGTTGAAGGGCAATGGATGTGTTGTCGTCACGCTCCATCCAACTACAGAACGTTGCGACTTGCCGAAGACAACGAAACCCTAACGCAGGCAACTTTCCCGAAGCTTGATCGTACTGCTGCTGTGATTGGCGAGTGCGGATGTGGAGAGTTTGCGATAGCAAAAAAATGAGCACATTGAAATCAGTTCTCGACCCATGCTGTGGCAGCCGCAAGTTCTACTACCAGAAAGATGTGCCTTTTGTGCTTTACGGTGACATTCGCGACGAAAGCTACATCCAGTGCGACGGGAGAATCCTTGATGTGCATCCGGACATGAAAATGGACGTGACTGCATTGCCTTTTGACGATGAATCTTTCGCCTTGGTTGTTTTCGATCCGCCACACCTCAAGTACGCCGGTGAGCGCTCCTACATGCGCCAAAGCTACGGAGTTCTTCCAGAAGGCGACCCGCTCGCTTTCCTACAACGAGGATTCAAAGAGTGTTGGCGCGTCCTAAGACCTGAAGGCACGCTGATCTTCAAGTGGAATGACAATCAGGTGCCGCTTCACTTGGTTTTGTCCGTCTTCGGACAGCGCCCCCTCTTTGGAAACCGAAAACCCGGAGGAAAAAAAGGCGAAACATTCTGGATGGTTTTCTTCAAGGAAAAACATGTCACTACCTAAAATTTTCGAGTCCAGCGGGTTTGTAAAGACCGGGCAGATTGACAGCAGCCCCATTAGATACCAGATCAGTCAGCGCATTTCAGATTACCCAGTCGATACCCGCATCGACAAGCTAATCGAACACCTTGTCAAAAACCAAGATCGAGTGAAGCCAGTGGCACGAAACAGGCACTTCCTTGGTCTTCATCTCGACGGAACCATTTACACCTTTTGGGTTGCCAATCACTTTGCCGGATATTTGTCGCGGGGAGGCTATCTCAGCGCAAGTGCGACAGAGATAAGGCACCCGGACGATCTGTACCTTGCCATGAGAAGCAAGTTGTGGGATGGGGCATTTCCTTCAGTCGATGCGGCCGTCAAGTTCTATGAAATGTTCGACTTGACGACCTGTCACCTAGTCAAGGAAGACCCCGGTCCTAAATCGTTCATTCAACCGCCAAGATAAGAAGCCCTCGCCGAGGGCTTTTTTTATGGACGCAAAAATGACTGACAACGTGAATTCCCCTGATCACTACGCTCGCTTTCGTTTTGCCTGCGAGCCGAAAGACCTGACCAAGTTTCTGCCGCACCCGCTCGCCAGTGCCATCGAGTACATCCTCAGAGCACCGTTCAAAGGCAATGAACTGGAAGATCTGCAAAAGGCCCGATTCTGGCTTCTGGAGTTCTGCAACACTCAAAACTTTTGGCGTAAAGCTGATGACTCGGACGATTCTTCAAGTTTCTGTTGTATCGAAGAAAGTTACTCGCCTGAACTTGTCGCAACTGCTTATGCAATCTGTGGCAAGAATTTCTTCCTAAGAAACGCACTACTTCCCTCTACTTTTACGCCTGCCTCTTTTCCTCAAAGTCTCTACAAATGGCAAGTTTTGAGATTGATCGTGGACATCAACAGCAGAATTGAAATCATCGAATCTGAATCCAAGCCCTCCAAGTGAGGGCTTTTTTATGGCCACAGACATGACAACCACCACCACACATGACACCGCATGGGAAGCGCACTGCGCCCGGATGCAGCGAGGCGTCTACGGTCCTCAGGATCGCATCAAGAAGCTACGAGCCTTCGTGTCCAAGTACGGCATCCTGCTGGCGTCCAGCTTCATCGCGATCCCACTTGTAACCGCTTTCGCATACTGGAAGATCAATTCACTTCTTTGAGGTACTTATGGCATCTACTGAAATCGCTGAGATCGATGACAAGCAGCTGATACAGACCCTGAAAAACTCGCTTTACCCCGGCGCATCTGATGCGTCGGTCCAAATGGTTCTGGACTACTGCCGGGCACGTCACCTGGATCCTTTCCTGCACCCTGTGCACATCGTCCCGATGTATGACAGCAAGCTGAAGGCCAACCGCGACGTCATCATCCCCGGCCTGAACCTTTATCGCACGCAGGCCGCCGAGAGCGGCCGACTGGCTGGCATCTCCGAGCCGGAATTCGGCGACCCTATCACCTTCACCTACGGTGGCCGAGATATGTCAGCCCCGGAGTGGTGCCGCGTCACCGTCAAGCGTTTGCTCAAAACCGGCTACGTGGCCGAGTTCACCGCCGTCGAATACTTCACCGAATCGTGTGCCGTTTCCAAGGAAGGCATTCCGACGCCGATGTGGCGCAAGCGCCCACGCGGAATGTTGGCCAAGTGTGCCGAGAGTCAGGCGCTACGCAAAGCGTTTCCGGACATCTGCCCGGATCGCACGGCTGAGGAAGCCGAAGGCCACGACATCGATCCGGATGCTCCGGACATCGTCGATGAGAGCCAGATCCAGTCGCCCGAAGAACGCGAACTTGCGCAGCTGGCCTTTGCCGCGGCAAATGAGGGCTCGGAAAGCTACAAGGCTTTCTGGCAAAGCCTTACGAAGGAGCAAAAGCAGCAGGTGCGCGCCCTGTACCCAAAGGGCCTAAGCGAGGTGGCGAAAGAAGCCGATGCCATGAACGCAGACACCACCGAATAACGTAGGAGAAAAACCAATGACTCAACTTGCACTCATCCGCCAGGGAGGTCTTCTGGAAGACATCGATGAAGCCCTGCGCGAACTCAACCGCTGTGTCGGCTTTATCGGGAAGGGCGGCACCTTGACGATCAAGATCTCTGTGAAGCCAGCCACAAAGAACAGCGGCTCTTCCGTGATCGTCAGCGATGAAGTCAATCTCAAGACGCCGAAGCTGCCGACCGCTGAGACGATCCTTTTTGCGACCGATGACGGCGATCTGTGTGAATCCGATCCTCGCCAGCGCAAGCTCAATTTCGACAAGGTCGAGACAACTGATGAGCCGACCACCGAAGAACGTTTCAAGAAAGTGAACTGAGGTACCCACAATGTCTGACAACAACATCCAGAACACCACCCCCGTCGAAGTCGCAAAGCCCTTCGCCATCAGCATCGAAGGTGTCCCGCTCATCGCAGTGCCGAAGGACTTTGAAATCACAACCGCCGATGAACTGCTTCCGAGTCCGCCAAGAGATGCCCGGACCGTGAGAGTTATCGATGCCGACAGCTTCAAGAGCTACCTTGACATCCACAAGACCAAGCGGGCCGCAGTCCACGTGAACTCCAAGTGGCCCGATTCCGGCTGCGACGATTGTCTGGCCTGCGGCTATTGCGACGATGCCGACAACGCCGTGACGAGCTGGCGAGACCATCAAGTCAAGCTCGATCCGCTTCTCAGCAAAGACTTTGTCGAGTGGCGAGATATTGATGGCAAAGATCTTTCTCAGATCGAGCTGTGTCGCTTCCTTGACCGCCACCTTTCCAACATCGTTCGACCGGATGATCAGCCCAAGGCTCCGACGTCATCTGAAGTCCTGACCTTTGTGTCAAACCTCTCGGATGTCAAGAAGGTCGAGTTCAAGAAGTCTGTCAACCTCGACAACGGCCGTGTTCAGCTCACCTACAACGAGCTCGACGCCGACGGCGGCACGGCAAACATCTCGGTTCCGCGTGACTTCTGGATCCAGTTGCGTCCGATCGTCGGTCGAGAAGACCGCTACAACGTTCTGGCCACTATGCGGTATCGAATCGTGGATTCAACCAGACTGGTCTTCACCATCGAACTGCGCGACCTGGACACCCTGCTTGAGGAGATGCGCGACGAGATGGTCAAAGAGCTCCGCGAGAAAATCGCTCCGATCCCTGTCTTTTTGACGCGCTGATATGCAGTGGCTTCTTTATCCCAAATACAAACCGCGCAAGCCCGGACGTTTTTATCTGGTGACATCCAAGAACGTCATCAATAAATGCGTCGGGCTTCAGTTGTTCGTATGGACCGGTACAGACTGGCTCAAACCTTACTGGGAAAGAGTCTTAGCGTTCTTACCGATTCCGGAACCGTACCGTCCGCACTCAATAACATACGAGGAAAAAGATGTCTGATGGATTCATCAAGTACTCTGTGCTGGCCGCCTTTTTTCGGATCACAGAAGACGAGATGCGAAATTGGCTTGCGACCAGCATCGCCCCGGATCACCTTCGCGTGCCAGGGCGCAGCAATGGACCTCGGTTGGCGGATCCGGAGGTTCGAGACTCGGACCTTTGCACCGCCGCCGACGTCTGTGCCTTTTACCGCATCTCTCCGGAAACGCTGCGGCGATGGCAGAACATCGGGAAGTTCCCGCGCCCGGACGGTCCGGTTCTTGGCCATTCCAAGCTTTGGAGGGTCCGAACCGCTCGAAACCCGGCTCTCAAGCTCAAGCGGCAAGGAGCTGTATGAAATTCATTGAAAACATGATCTATCGGATGGCCGTGTATTTACTGGCATGGAGTCTCCTGCGATTTGACAAGCGACATGGCGGCAAGCACCAAAACCTGACAAGCGGATGCACTTTTGTCACAGTCTTCGGGAAGGAGTACTCCATACGCTGGCTTCTGGCCGCTAGACGTATTCCCAGTGATGAGACTGCAAGATTCGAGCAATTGACTCAGCGGATGGATCGCGCTGAAGAGCGAGAAAAGTCGCACCTCTCATTTTCCCACGGAGGGTCAAGCGCCTATTGATACACGACCCGAACCCCATCTTTGAATGCGATTCCCTTTTTTCTGTACGGGGAAAATTCGTAGCGGGAATCAATTCGGATGGGGATTGGAGAAAGCAAAATCATCGCCTCGATGTTGTCCGGACGAATCCACCATGTCGCGTCTGGATCCGATGAATAGAACCCGATTTGCGGACTCTTATCCTTCAGAAAAGAGATCGTAAATTTATCCTTGGTCGTAAGGTGAGGGTCGCCCTTGGCGATCTCCTTCCTCCAGGGGATCACTTCCCCCGGTTCCACATCCGAATCCCATCCGGACAAGACGTAATCGTGATCGGCCGAAAACGGTGCTGAAGACGAAATGACGAAGCGTGCAGTACGGTTCGATAAGGATTGGCCGCCGCAAGGGAATTGAATGCAGCAGATGTTTTTGGGCTTCGGATATTGTCGAATGACAACACACGGCCAATTGCGCCGCGTCCAGAAGACATACCAAAAGGTTGCAATGATCAGAAGCGCCGGGATAGCGATGAAAAGCGACACGTTTTTAAGAAACCATAAGAGAAGTTCAAGCCAATGATCCACCTTTTGCCTCCTTGGTTGAGTGAGTGATTGTCTGGACAACCGTCATTTTCTCACCAAGGGGCAAGCGCCTGAGAATCGGGTATACTTTCCCTGCTTCTAAATCGAAGCTAGGGCGTGGAAACCCGATTCATACACGGCGCTGTGGCCGCCTGTCGTTCGAGAGAGCGGCGTTTTTGTTGGCCAAGTGTTAAGGGTGGCATTTGAAATGCGACCCTTTGAAGTCTCCTATATGGGAGGGCTTGCGGGCACCTTCGGGTGGCCGTTCCGTGTAGCGGTTTTCCACCCCGCAGGTCCCCCACCCATCGCCGTGGAAAGCGACGTGGGGTTCTGGAAAATCTACACGGAGACTTCAAATGTCAAACCTCGTCTTTGCTCGCAATGGGCAAGCCCTAACCTCTTCCGTCATCATTGCCGAAAACACTGGCAATACGCACAAGGCCATCATTCAACTTGTTCGAGGCTATCTCAATGATTTTGAGACTTTCGGAGGGGTCGGATTTGAAATCCAACCCTTTGAGACAAATGGTGGCGTTCAGAAGCGAGAGATAGCAATCCTCAACGAACAGCAGGCCACACTACTGGTGACCTACTGCAAGAACACCGAAACGGTTCGCAAATTCAAGGTCGCGCTTGTCAAGGCGTTCTATGAGATGCGAGAGCAGTTGCACCCGCAATGCCCCGCGCAAGCGCAGCTACCCCCTCCGACGCTCACCGAGCAGCAGGCTTACGCAATCATGAGCAAGGTCGCCATGAGAGCCAAACGCGACGGAGTCAAGTACCAAACGATCTACAGGGCGCTCAAAGCTCGCTATCAGGTCACGAAGTACACGCACATCCCGCGCGACAAGTTCGAAGACGCCCTTGAGTTCATCCGGACCATGAATCTCAATGTGCCCGAGGCAATTCCCCAGACACAGCCAGAACCTGTTCCGAAACGTCGTCCCAAAATCGTCGTATCGCCAACGTTCTGCGAAAACATGCGCAACTTCATCTTCATCTGGAACTACTTACACCGCGACCACTTGATGCGGTTTCTGAAGCTCCTAAAGGATCTTCGCTCTCCTTATGCAGAGGGTCTCTCGGATGCGATCCGCAGTCTCAACATGGACATCATCGAGCACAGCCTGGCTGACATCGGGTTTCCGGTGAAAGAGTTGGACTGCTACAAATATTGGGCGATCAAACACGCTAAGTAACCCGTTGGCCTGAACCTCCCCGATCAAGCATCACGCTTGGTCGGGGATTTTTTTATTTTGGAGAAACAGAATTCTGCCCATGCGGCCATCATCGGTCGGCGCTGTTCAAGAAGGTCGGAACGTTGGTAGGCCTGCTCAACCTCGTTGCCGGTCTGATGCTGAAGAGACTTCTCGGCGAGCACGCGATCATAGCCGTGCTCTGCGGCCCAGTCGCGGAAGGTCGAGCGCATGCCATGAATGGTGACACCAAGATTGAGCACGTGCAGCATCTTGATCGGAGAATCAAGAGCAATGTGGCCACGCATGCGGTAGCCGAAGAAAAGGTATTCGTTTACACGAGGGAGAGTCTTGAGCCACTCGAGAACCTGCGGACTCAACGGGACGCGATGTGGTTCAGGGCGACCATCCTTGCGGCGAGGACAGACCCACACGCCGCTGTCGAAGTCGATTTCAGACCATTGCGCAAGGCAAAACTCGTTTGCTCGAGCTGCAGTCAGTACACCGAACATGATGGCCTTAGACACAACGCTCAGACGGCCGCTGAGGTTCTCAAAAAGAGCAGGAACTTTTTTCCAGTCAAGTGCTGCATGATGGTCGACCAGCATGATCTTTGCCGGTGCCGGCAAGAACTGGTCAAGGTTGCCTTGCCACTTAGCCGGATTCTTTCCCTGCATCATTCCTTGGGAAAGCGCGTAGACAAAAACGGTGTTCAGGTAGCGCTGGAGATTGGCAGCAGTCTGTGTTTTATCGAGCCAAATTGGCTGAAGGATAGCCAGGATGTCATCTCTGGTAATGGAAGCAATCGGCTTGTTTCCTAGTGTCGCCATCGCGTACTTGCGGATAGTTCGCATCCATCGAATAGCCTGGATTTCAGTGCGCCATTGCCGAACTCGCCTTTGGTTTTCGATGCACTGCGGCACAACTTCGGAAAAGATGGCTTGACTCTCACGAACCTTCTGCATGGTCGCTCGCTTAGGAGTCACGATTTCCTCGCCGCTGCGCACCTTCTGGCGCAAGTCAGCAGCAAGCCCTCGAGCAGCTGAGAGCGGTATCGCATAGGCTGAACCAAGACCGACATCTTTGAGCTTGCCTCCGATCTTGTAGCGATAAACCCAGCTGCGTGCGCTGCCCTTTACGAAGAGGTATAGGCCTTGGCCGTCGGAGTGTCGACCGTCCGGCAGTTTCTTGATGTCTGAAGCTCGGAGTTTGTTGATGGCGCCCAT